CGTGAGGGTGCCCGGCGCAGTGCAGCACTTCTCTCTCTTATCCTTGAATCCCCTCCTTTCCGGGGAGGGAGGATGGGGTGAGAGTTAATTATGGGGATTTAACCCCATAGGACCGAAGGAGCTTTGTTGTCATCCACAAAGAGTCGTAAGACTACGGTTTATACCGTGCCTCACCGAGTGTCCAGTGCAGTGATTCGGAACGCAGCTAGTAAAGCTGTTATCCGAACACTGCCACTCAGTTTGGCCGATGTGGTACTTGAGGGGATACAGACAACTATATCCCAAAACCATCCTGAATGGCTTGCTTTGGAAAGGGCCGTCCGAACTGGACGACCTTCTCCTCTGCCTGCCGGACGGGACTGGGGTGGAGATTTTACGATGCTTAGGACGTGGATTGAGTCGCCTGAACCGGCGATTTACAAAACGCGTTCGGCATCGTTCTTCTCGAGTACAGACGGTGTGAATGTTATAGTGGAGAAAAGTTTTCCACTGTACGTTCCTATCGTCTATAATGACGCAGTTTTCCCACCTTTTGCACGTAGCAGTGATGCTACGTTGCAAGCGGTAGGTACTGTTGCCATTTCGAGATGTTCTCCAGCGAATTCCGTAGCTAACCTTGCGGTTGCTACGCTCGACACCTTCAAAGATGGTCTGCCCCATTTATTGGGACATTCCTTCTGGGAGGATAGAACTCGTCTCGCGCGTAATGCGGGAGATGAGTATCTAAATGTTGAGTTCGGTTGGAATCCCCTTGTCAATGACGTCAAGAGCTTTGCTCGAGGCGTCGCTGAAATGGGAGATCTGCAATCGCAGTTCTTCCGTGACAGTGGCAAGGATATCCGTCGAAGATATTCGTTCCCCACTCAAGTGACTACGGTTGATACCAGCCTCACGGCACCTGGCCGTGTTGCTGGAGGCCCGTTTGACTTAACGGTCCTTGATCAAAACGTAGCAGGACAACGTAATGGAGCTGTTGTACGTAGTCGAAGGACTACGGTGGACCGTTGGTTTTCAGGTGCCTTTACTTACCATGCACCCCCGGAGTTTTTCGGGAGTACTGGTGAGCATTTGGCACATGCCAGCCATATTCTTGGCTTGGAACTGAATCCAGAGGTCCTTTGGCAGCTTGCTCCATGGAGCTGGGCCGCTGACTGGTTTAGTAATGCTGGGGATGTTGTTAACAACCTCAACAACTATTCTGTCAACGGTCAGGTACTTAGGAGAGGTTACATCATGGAACACACAGTGGTCCGTGATGTATACTCCTATGTCGGCGATGTCGGGTTTGATCCCGTCAAAGTCAATTTCGCCGGTCACCCTGTT